TCAGCGGCGGGAATTACGAAACGCGAACTGTATGCCGCCGTCGCAATGGCAAGCCTCGCACACGCCATCGTAACCACCCCACCCGCCAAAGGCGGCAGGCTTCGTTCAGACTGGGCGCGCCGCGTGGCTACACAGGCCGCAGAATTAGCCTACCACCTCGACGAAGCGCTCGGCGAGATTGAACGAAACGGCGAACCCATAAAAGATTCAAGACGATGAAAATTCTGCATTTACCCCTCAAAAAGGAGTGGTACGATATGATCGAGCGAGGCGATAAGCGCGAAGAGTACCGCGAAAATACCCGTTACTGGCAAACGCGGCTTATCGACATAGTAATATACGACGATGGGGACGAAGAGGGCAAAAATCCGGCATTTATATTCTTTAAAGACTACGACGCCGTGTGCTTTTCCTACGGCTATACCGGACGTCGCATGCTTTGGGAGTGCAAAGGTATTGATTTCGGACAAGGCCGCCCAGAATGGGGTGCGCCCGATCACGAAACATTCATTATCAAACTTGGAAACCGACTGAACGATGAGAGATTACAGTAAAGATTTCGCCGAATGGCGGAAATGGCGCGACGAACAAGGCCGACCGCCCATCTACGACGACCCGGCCGACGCGGGTATCGAAACGGAATTCCGGGTCGGACAGCAAGTGTCGTTCACGAATGAATACGGCGTCCGGTTCGAACCGTTCGAAATACTTGGATTCTGCAAGCCTACGCCGGAACTGCCCGATAGATGCGTCTACATCAGTTACGATTGCTATTGGTTTCCGGCGAAACTCGAATCGTTAAAACCCTATCAGTCATGACGCCCCGTCCGACTTATATAACCTCCTGTTCGTTCGGCAAGGACAGTATCGCAACGATACTCCTTGCCCTCGAACACGGTGAACCGCTCGACCGGGTGGTGTTCTCGGAAGTTATGTTCGACCATGAACGCAAGATCAGCGGCGAGATTCCGGAGCACATCGAATGGATATTCGACACGGCCATTCCGAAGCTGCACGACATGGGCGTCCGCGTCGACGTGGTACGCGCCGAACGGGATTACTGCTATTTTTTCGCAAATGCCGTCGGGGAGGGGGCGTCACGCAGGGAAGATTTACGGTTTCCCGCTCGGCGGCAAATGCTTTATCAATCGAGATTGCAAAGTCGCGCCCATACGAAAATATCTTGCAGAAATTGCTGGCGGCCCCCTGCGTGCCAAAACGAACATCGTGCAGTACATCGGTATTGCCGCAGACGAACCGCGTCGACTTGCAAAACTCACGGAGAACAAAATATCGCTCTTGGCGAAATACGGCTACACCGAGCAGATGGCGAAACAGCTTTGCGCCGCTCACGGGCTACTGTCGCCGATCTACACGACCGGGACGCGCGGCGGATGCTGGTTTTGTCCGAACTGCAAAATACAGCATTTCGTCAACCTGCGGCGCAATCATCCCGAACTATGGGCGGAATTGGTTGAGTTGAGCCATACGCCGAACTTGTGTAGCTACGGATTCAAGTACGGCCTTACCGTGCAGGAGGTCGAAAAACGGATGGACGCAGAAAAACAACAGCTAAAACTTTTTTAATCACAACTTTCCATGAAAGACATTCATCACACCTGCCGATGCACCGGGCAGCAGTTTACGTTCAAAGAGTGGTGCGCATGGATTGAAAGCCACGAAAAAGCCGGACGGGATAGTGGCAAATTCGTGGCGTTATCGCATAACGGCTTCGATTTCAACATCCACGACGTATGCCTAACGCCTAACAGACCTGTCCGGTTATTCAACGCCCATTGTATCGTGGAGGTCAAAACGGCACAGTCGCCGAACGGACGCTGGGATTACGGATTGGATGTTAATCTGCGCAATTCAGGGCATCATGTCGGGCCGGGATTCGTCGACGATACAAAAAAGGGCTACCCAACGGAAGCTACCGCGATTCTTGCCGCCCTGCTCGATGCCCGCAAATCAGCCGAACGCGAACTGGCGGACTGTTCCGGTCGCTCCCGGTCGAATCCCGATAACGAGGACGACGAAGACGGATTCATCAAAGACAGTACGCTGGCCTCATACATTCGGAATATCATCAGACAAATCGACGATCAACGCCGGGCAACGGCGTTCAAACAACTAACCCTATTTTGATTATGACACGACATGTAGAATCGCACTTACAGCGAATGTGCGTCAGTTGGTTCCGGCTCAAATATCCGGCCATCGGCAAACTCCTGTTCGCCATCCCGAACGGCGGCGCACGGAGCCGAACGGAAGCCGCGATAATGAAAGCCGAGGGCGTAACCGCAGGCGTCGCCGACCTTATCCTGCTAATCGGGCGCGGAGGCTTCAACGCCCTATGTATCGAAATGAAGACCACCGACCGACGTTCTGCCCTATCGGACGCACAAATCGAATGGCGTTCACTCGCAATCACGAACGGAAGCAGACACATCGTCTGTCGGACGTTCGAGGAATTCCAGTCGGAAATTCGCTGGTACATGGCGCGTCCGGCGAATAGCGAACCGCGGGACGAAATCACCTGTGCCCGCCCGATAGTTCCGCCATCCATCGAAGAGATCGAACGAGAGTTTGGGAAAATCAGACGACGCAAAGTCGATCATCAACCAACAAAAACCACAAAGCAATGACAACGCACAACCCGAAATTCAGAGGAACACCCGGCCCGTGGCGGGTCGACGGACACGTCGGCGGAAACGGCATCGTAAACTATTCAATCGTTTCGATTTCCGGCGACGCTGTCGGCTGCGCTCCCGTCGCAGAGGTTTTGCAGTACAACCCACGCCCGATGCCTACGGAGCGCGTCGCCGCAAACGCCCGACTGCTCGCTGCTGCACCCGATCTGCTCGCCGTACTCGAATCGCTTGTCGGAGCGCTTGACCCCAACGGACAGAATGTGTTTTTATTTGTCCGCGATAACGTCATAGCGGCAAAGAAACTCATCGGGGAAATATACGGAACGAACGCGAGCGGCCAAACCCCCGACACCACGCCGCAGAGCGACGCCGAGTTCCTCGAATGGTTATACGTTCGGATGGTCGGAATTCACGGGGAAAATCCCAATATCGACTACATGTGCAAACTTAATTCAATAATCGAAAAATTACGAAACGATGAAAACAGTCGAAGACCTTAACAGACTTATCCGCGACGAAATCGCGACCATCGAAGCACTCCGAAGCGAAGACGAAAAAATATGGTCGGTTCGGGGGGGGGTAACAGAGGCCGACGCAAAACGCAGCAAGAAGATTCGCCGCATGATCGGCGACCACAACAACGAAATCGCCCATCTGCGCCGCCTTATCCGCTTTGTCGAAGCAACCCCGGAAGAGGGCGTGCGAATGATGCTCGACCAGTTGCGCGGGCAGGTAGAACGAATCGCCGCATCTGCCGACCGCTACAAATTGAAAGAGCAGAAAAAAGAGTATCTGACACGCGCAGGCGCACAGCTCAAACACACGCAAATCGCCGAACTTGAATTCCTGCTACAATGAAAACACGACTACTGAAACGCCTGCGGCGGAAAGCAGAAGAATGGATTGCTACGCCTTGCGCATTTTATTACATGCAGCTATATCAAGGCATGATTAAAGATTCCAAAGAAGCAAAGCGCGACTATATCGCCCGGTATATTAAAACGTTAAAATGGCGACGAAGAAAATGAAAACAGGCATCAAATTTCAAGACAGCTACGACGGCACCGAAATAACCGTAACGCTGGAGAATGACGGTAATTTTTCGCTGTCAATGGGCGACGAGGCCGTTTGGTTTACGCAGGATGATTTCGAGGAATTCAATAATGAATGCACCTCGTTTGCGGCAAAGATTAAAGCAGGAAAACAAACCGATCAAAAACAATAATATGAACGACAAAACAATTACCCCGGAAACGATGCCGGAAGAAAATCAACAGTATTGCCCCAAATGTGGGGAAGAAATTGTGCAGTGCGAAAATTGCGAGAATACGGGCTGCCCCGATTGCGACGGATTTGTAGTAACCAGCTACGATGTTCTTCTATGCCCAGAATGCGCTGCCTCTTGCGAGAATGATTGCAATAAGATGCGCGCCGTCGGTTGCGGCAGTTGCTCCCTATTTTCAGAAGAAAACGACGAGGGGCAAGGCTGGTGCGAGCTTCATCAGGAACCCGTGTGCTTCATTGATAAATGCAGCAACCGGATTTCGAAAGTCTGACCGCTGATAAAATCTTAATCAAAAGCGTGTATTATTTACACGCTTTTTACATATCTTTGTGCTGGTAACCAATACAGAGTAAATGCATACCGAGCCTATGAAAATTCCGCAAACTATCGAAATGCAGGTCGGCGCGCTCAATACCAGCGAGCACAACCCGCGACAGATCACCGAGGACGATTTCGCCGAATTGGTGAAATCGCTGCTATTGCTGCCGAAAGGCTTGTATTATCGCCCCGTCGTCGTGGACGACCGGAATATCGCCCTTGCCGGGAATATGCGCCTGCGGGCACTGAAATACATTCACGAACTCGGATTCGACGACCTCGCGGACATCCTGCGGGCGTCGTATCGGTTCCGGCATTTCGACGAGGCGAAACAATCCGCGCTACTGAACTACTGGCGCGAATGGCAGATGCACCCGACCGTGCCGACGCTTTACGCCTCGGAACTCGACGAAGACGAGCAACAGCAGTTCATCATCAAAGATAACCTATCGTTCGGCACGTTCGATATTGACATGCTGGCAAACGAGTACGACATCGCGGCGATCATCGACGACGGTTTCGACATCGACCTACTCCCGAAATCGGCCATCGAAGCGTTAGCCGCAGCAAATGGTATCGACCCTAACGATATAACGGGGCGACGCTGTGGCGGCGATGAAGAAGCCGACGAGCACTACACGCACAAGATCACATCGCCCGTCTACGAGCCGAAGAACGAAAAGCCGGACTTATCAACGCTGACCGACAGTCGCCGAACCGACGAACTGCTGGCAAAGATCGAGGCATCGAACGTATCGCCCGACGAAAAAGAATTTCTGCAACAGGCAGCCGCACGGCATACGGTGTTCGACTACGCCAAGATTGCCGACTACTACGCGCACGCCTCGAAAGAAATGCAGGAACTGATGGAAGATTCGGCGCTGGTCATTATCGACTTCGGCAAAGCCATCGAAAAGGGCTACATCCGATTGTCGGACGAAATACGAAACGAATATACACGGGAGTATGGCAATGAGGCATAACGGATTCGTCGCGTTCATTCTGACGCACGGCCGCCCCGACCGGGTGCTGACCTACGAGAAGCTGCGCAAACACGGGTATACGGGGAAAATATACATCGTCTGCGACGACGAAGACAAGACGTTGCCGGAGTATCGCAAGCGCTTCGGCGACGTGCTCGTCTTTTCCAAATCGGAGATCGCAAGGACATTCGACGAGGGCGACAATTTCGGCGACCGCCGGGCAATCGTCTACGCCCGCAACGCCTGTTTCGAGCTGGCCCGGCAGATCGGGGCGACGCATTTCATCGAATTGGATGACGACTACACATATTTCAAATTCCGGTTCGACGACCAGCTACGCTGGCACGGCGCAGACGTCCAAGACCTCGACGCGGTATTCGACATGCTGCTCGACTATTTCAATTCCGCCCCGATGCTGACCCTTGCAATCGGGCAGGGAGGCGATTATATCGGCGGCGAAAAAGCGACGAGATTCAACGACGGAATACAGCCGATGCGCAAGGCCATGAATTCGTTTATCTGCTCCGTCGACCGACCGTTCCAGTTCGTCGGACGCATCAACGAAGACGTGAATACATACGTCTTACAGGGGTCGCGGGGGGGGGTATTTCTGTCCATCCTACAAATCGGCCTCGACCAACTCGAAACGCAAAGCAACAGCGGCGGCATGACGGAATTGTACTTGGACGCGGGCACATATGTAAAGAGTTTCTACACGGTCATGTATTGCCCGTCATGCGTGGTTGTTTCGGCAATGGGAACCGCCCATCGGCGGCTGCATCATCACATCAGATGGCGATACGCCGTGCCGAAGATATTGCACGAATCGGTTAAAAAGTAACGACCAATGGCATCACACCCAAGCAACAACAAATCGGCGAAAGACCGCCGGAATGCACGTCTGCCGCTCGTGTCGCATCTGCGCCTCGAACGGCGTATGCCGTTCCGTCAGATCGCCGCAGAGGTCGAGCGGCAGTTGGGGTATTCGGTAACTCCGAAGACGATCAAGACCGATTGGGATTTGCTCGTCAGCGAATGGCGGGCCGAAGCCGCGAGCAACACGCAGCAGGCGTGCGACGAGGCGCTGATGGAATGCGACCGCGCCATCGCAGAGCTGTGGCGGCTATACGAAGCCAGCAAGCAGAAACGAGTTGTCAAGCGGGCAAAGGTTCGCACGGCACTCGTTGATATAAACACGTTCGGAAACCCTGTCGTCGGCAAGCCTCTCGACGCCCCTGTCCCACTCGAATCGGAAACGTCGAGCGTAACGGAGGAACCCGTCGGCGACGTGCGAATCCTCGCCGAAATCCGCAAATGGGAAGAACGCCGCGACAAACTGCTCGGCCTCGACAAGGTACAGGTCGACATCACATCGGGCGGAAAAGAATTCAAGGGCTTTTCGTCGGTGCTGCCCGTCGTGCCGGGTATCGACGAAATCGTCCGCCGTATCGACGAGGAACGCGAACGGAAACTATCGGAAGAAGACGAATAACGCATGTTTACCGACGGACTACAACAGCGCGAGGAACAGCAACGCGTCAACTACAAACAGTTGCTTGCCTACCGCCACTTGGCCGACCCGCGAATCCGATACGTCGTCTACGGCGGCGCAGCGGGCGGCGGCAAATCGTGGCTGGGGTGCGACTGGCTTATGCGTTGCTGTTGGGCGTTCCCGAAGACGCGCTGGTTCGTCGGTCGAAACAATATCAAGGACAGCCGCGAATCCGTGCTGGTCACGTTCGGCAAGGTTGCCGATTCCTACGGATTCACGGACTACCGGATAACGGACGACGGCATCAAGTTTACGAACGGGTCGGAAATCGTGCTGCTCGATTTGACATTCTATCCGCAGAAAGACCCGATGTTCGAGCGACTGGGGTCGAAAGAGTTTACAGGCGGTTGGATAGAGGAGGCCGGAGAGGTTCATTATATGGCCTACGAGGTACTGAAATCCCGAATCGGGCGACACCTCAACGAGGAATACGGGCTGGAAGCGAAGATGCTCATAACCTGCAACCCGAAAAAGAATTGGTTGTATAAGCATTTCTACAAACCGCATATCGACGGAACGTTACCGAAAGACTGCGCATTCGTTCAGGCATTGGTCTACGACAACCCGTTTATCACACCCGATTACATCCGAACGCTCGAATCAATCGGCGTCAAGTCGATTCGGCTACGTCTGCTGCTCGGCAAATGGGAATACGAGAGCAACGCAAACCAACTCGCCGACTACGACGCTATCCTCGACTGCTTTACGAACGAGCGGCAGACGGGCGACGGCGTGCGGCGCATTAGTGCCGACCTTGCCATGAAAGGCCGCGACCGCTTCGTCGCTTTCAACTGGACGGGAATGGCGGCTAAACTCGCCATCGACAAACCGTACAGCACAGGCAAGGAGATCGAAACCGACCTGCGCGACGAATCGAGGCGGCACGGCGTCCGGCGCTCCAACATCATCGCCGATTCTGACGGGCTGGGGCAGTACCTCGATTCGTATTTGGAGGGCATCAAGACGTTCCACGGAGGAGCGCCCGCACCGGATAACACATATTTCAACCTCAAATCGCAATGTGCGTTCAAACTGGCGGAGGTTATCAATGCGGGGTTGCTCTGCATCGACTGCCCGGAAGAACTGCAATCGACCATTGCCGAAGAACTGGAAGCCTGCCTTGTCGCCCGCGACGTCGACGCCGATACGAGCAAAAAACGAATCATCGACAAACGGGAGATGAAAGCCGTACTTGGACGGTCGCCCGACTATTTCGACCCGTTGATGATGCGCATGTATTACGAAATCGTCCCGCAGCCGAAAGGAATGCGCGTGCACGTCGGGCGCCTTTCATGAAAAGCTGTTCTCGGGCTGTTTCTGCTGGTAAAATTTGACAGACGAATGAACTATCGTCACGACGGCAAAAGTGGATTAAACAGAAAAACTGATGAAAATAACAATCAAGAAACGGACGGCCCGGCAGATGCTCGCTATCGAACGAGCATTGACGCCCGAATCGCGTGCGGCGTTGCAAACCCTGCCGAAACCGGACAAGGTGTGCGGCGTGCGCACGCCTCGGAACCTCAACGATCTAACCATCGGCGACCTGTTCAGCTTACAGGCAGACGGGGCGCACGCCCTTATAGAGCGAATCGCAGCCGTCATTCTGAAAGTACATCCCCGGCGCTGCTACAACGAACGGGCGGACAAGATGCTCGGCTTCGTCTTTTGGGTCGGCCGGGAGTTGGAGCGCATCGCAGCGTTGTTCGCAAGCACAAGCAACCAGCCGACGCCCGAAGAGATTAAAGCCGGAATAAACGACCTTGATTTCGGGCCGTTCGGCATCATCGACTGGTACGCCCACCGACAAGGCTACCAAGACCAGAACGACGCCGCAAAGGTGGCATGGGTGCGCGTCTGCGAATGTATGCGAATCGACAACGAGCGAATCGCCTTTGAACGGCGTTTACGCGAAATAATGGCCAACAAAAACCAATAGACCTATGGAAAAAACGACAGTCGAAAACAAAGTCAAGGAGATCGCCGAGGCGATGGGCCTTACCTATCTGTGCGAATCGTGGTTCCGCGCTAATCAAGCGTTCGACCGATTCCGGCGTCAAGGAGAGAGCCGCGAGGTTACACACCCCGACGGCCTTACACTGCCCGCCTGCCTTTATGTGCAACCCGTGGCGGGTTTTCTGAATTTCACACCGCAGGGCTTCGTGCGTGATGCCCCGTCGTGTCTTATCTCCTTTGCCGACGCTATGCCGTTCGACTACAAAGGAGCCGAAGCGCAGGAGATCGCCGAGCGGCTGAAAGGTCTTGCCGTGCGATTCATCGTCGCTGTAAACGAAAGCGGCTTTTTCGTTCCAGTCGACGGGCAGATCAATTACCGCGTCGCGTTCGACAAAATGGACGCAAACCTATGTATCGTAACGCTGTCGCTGACGCTCCAAGAACAGGCGGGCGTCTGCTTCGATTACGGCTTGTAGCTATGGACGTACAGAAAATAGAACTCGAAGCCGACCGAATCGTCGCCGAAGAACTCGACCGGGCACGGCAGAAGATCATCGAAAACCACGTCGCCGCGGGACAACAGACGACGGGCGCGACTGCCGACAGCATCACGATAACTGTAACGACCAGCGGCGGCGTAACCACGGGAACGATGGACGCCCGCCCATATTTTGCGGCACTCGAAACCGGCACGCAACCGTGGCTGTCGCAGCATTTTCGCCGACGCCGCGACGGGTCGGTCTATCCGTCCGCCCCGAAATGGTTTATCGACATCATCGCGGACTGGGCCGCAGCAAAGGGTGTCGACATTTCGGCTTGGGGAGCAGCAACCAAGATAATGACGGAGGGATCAGCACTATTCCGTAACGGCGGCCGCGAAGACATCTTCACGCCCGAAATAGCGGCCCTGTCCGACCGTATCGCCGACAGGCTGGCAGGGCTTTTCGATGCGCAGATCGTTGAATCAATTTTAAGACAATAGACCATGAGCAGAACATTCACACACAGCAGTACGGGAACAGTAGTCGAATACCCCAATGCAACGCATTTCGCATTCGTCCCCGCGATTTTCAAAATCACGAAAATCCCCACCGAATACAACAAATTGGAAATGGTCTTAACCGACCGCCAAGCGCAACAGACGTACAGCGAAGAGCGCGAGCCGTTCAATGGGACTGCATATTTTGATATACGGCGGTATCTGCAACTGTTGTTCAATAACGTTGCGCATGGGGTGATTGATTACAGCAAAGGGTTTGTCGATTCCCCGCTCAAAAAAACTGTCTATGCTACGATATATTGGTATAGCAACGGCAGTCAATTCTATCTCGGCCCATTTGGAATAGACGCTATATGGGGCGCAATATCCGCCCGCGAATCATCCGGCGGAATCATGCGTCGCAAATGGTTCGTCCGCTATCCGTTCACGGTGGACGTCTTCGCCAAGAACGGAACATCATTCGACGTGCTGATCGACGGCAAACAGTCCGACATCATGTTTTACAACCACAACGAAGACGCGGAAGGTGCGACCCCATACCATCGCTATCTGCTGAACCCGGCGAAAGCGATTGACCCCTCGACCGTCGTTCGCTCGGTGCATATCGCAGTACCGCATAGCCTCGTATTGAAAAATGACGAGGAGGCCGTCGGGATGGTCGCCTATACGCTCGATATAGACCGAAGCACAAACGGCGTCTATCTGCGCTGGATAGACCAACAGGGGCGCTATTGTTACTACCTGTTCAAGGAGATCGGCAGCGCGTCGACCGTTTCGGCGTCCTCGACATGGGAGCGTAACGACATGAATGTCCCGACCGCTTACATCGACGGTGTGAATGTCGAAACGTCAGTCCGGCAAAGTCTATCCCGGAAAAAGACCCGTTCGCTGGGGGCAAAGCTGGTCGATTCCGAAACGTATGATTTCCTGCTCACACTGGCGCAATCGGTCGTCGTGGACATCTTCGACGGGTACGACGCCAACGACGCGACGCTGTGGCATCGCGTCAATATCGTTGCTGGCAGCTACGAGAAGACAACGAAACATTACCAAGATTTCATTTTCTCAATCGAAGAACCCGCGCAGAGCGCACAAACGCTGTAACCATGACAGAGGAATTATATATCAACGGCGAAGCCGTCGACCTTAAACCGGATGCGGCGACGACCCTCAACTACAAATCCAACCTGCTCGGCGACATATCGAAAATTACGTCGTCGAACTCGCAGACGATTCAATGCCCGAAGACGACGCGCAACCGAAAGATATTCGACAATCCGGGGGCGCCCGCCTATGTGTCCGATAAGCGATACAACCGATATTCGGCGCGCCTCGTTCGGAATGGAATCGAGATCGTCCGTGTCGGATATGCCGTGCTGCTATCTTCGTCGGAAACCTACGAAATCGCGCTTTATTGGGGTGTGATGGCAAACTTTCAGGCGTGGGTAGACAAAGCGGCCAAGTTGAACGAGCTGACCGGAACCGAGGCGCTGACGTGGGGCGCAAATATCACGGCAACATCCCTGTCGCAAATGAAATCCGCCGGATATGGATACGCAAAATACGACTGCGGCGTATCGAATACCAGTCTTGCCAATATTCACCCCAGCGTCACGGCGTGGTGGATTCTCAACAGGATAGCAACGCAGGCCGGATTCACTTTCGAAATACCAGACAAACACAAACTGGCGCTTCGAGGGATAGCGATTCCGTGTTTGAGCCGGAACGCATCGGCGGCGAGCAACCAAGCCGAGGCGACCGTGTCGACATATCCATTCCTGCGAAATTCGAATGGTTTTTGGGGGTACTCCATCGCGGGCAACAACGGCACGGACAAACACGGCGTGTTCGACCCGGACGACAATACCAAAATTCGCAAGGTCGACGGCGCAACCAAAGTTATAATTTCTATCATCGACAAGTCGGGGTCACAGTTGGGAATGACGCTTTACTCCAACGATTCGGGGGCGTTCCCCAGCCGTGTATATGTCCGCGTCACCCAATATAACGATAACAGCGAAACGACAACGCAAATCGCGGTTAGCATTGGATCGTCGGCAGTATCATCATCAACAGGAATGTATGCGTATCAAAAGACGTATTATTTCGCCGACATAAACGAAGAACTGCTTTGGGGCAGGTACGATTATCTGCGTTTATTCCCGCATAATGGGTCAGGCCGGATAGTCGGGTCGAGGTTGGGGAATACCAAGCTAACCATTACAGAGGATTTCGAAAGTATCATTTATCCAAGCACATACCCAATACCGCAGAACCTGCCCGAAATCTCGCAAATCGACTACATCAAAGCGATCTGCGGAATGCTCGGCATCTTTGCCGTGCCCGACCCCGCAAATGTCAATAATCTGAAATTCGTATCGCTCGACACCTTACAGGAGAACAAGGTGCAGGCGTGCGATTGGTCGGACAAACTCGCTCGCAGCAATGACGACGAGCCGAAGACCACGGAATACAAAATCAACGATTACTGCCGCAACAACTATTTCAGGTACAAAGAAGACGATACGGTTTCCACGAACGCCGACGGCAATCTGAAAATCGACAGCGAAATTCTGGATGCCGAAAAGACCGTTATAACATTGCCTTTCGCTCCATCGGACGGCTCGACGATACGACACTACGAACTGAACGACGACGGGGCGGCCGTCGACGCCGTCCAAGTCAAAGACCGAATTATGCGCCTTATCAGCGATGGTTCCGGGCTGGCTATGCTTACATTCGACGGCCTCGATTTCACGACCTTACTATCGAAATACTATTCCACCCTATCGCGCCTGCTCAACGGCGTAATAACTATTGCGGAGCAGGTTATGCTGGACGAATACGACTTGAAATCGCTGGACTACTCGATTCCGTTCTACCTGCGCCAATACGGGAAATTCTACGGCATCGTCAGCATCCGGTCGACGGCGAACAAAGCCTGCGAGGTCAAGGCCGTACAGTTGCCGGAAACGGTTATCGAACAAACGGAACCGGAACGCCCGTCGCAAACAGTGTATATTGGATGGGAACAGGATTTAGCGGCTGTCTACATTACAGCCAGCAAACCGCCCGTTTCCGATCTCGAAGTCTTTGCCACGCCCTACACTTACGAGGGCGTCGCGCTCGATCCGTGGATAATAACATTTGCAGCCGGACAAACAAAGGTGCGGGCATACGCAATTACGCGCATTTTCGGCTGGCTCGAAATAAATTCCATCACCCCGGAATACGACGACACATACAGCTACGAAATCGCAGAACAAACACAAACCGAGTAAAGATATGGCAGAAAACACAACAACCCGCGTCGTCGAGGTACAAGTCGACAATGCGGAAGCTATCAAGCTGATAGCCGACTATAACGCCAAAATCGAGGAGTCAACGGCAAAGGAAAAAGCGCTGCGCGAGGAGATCAAGCGCAAGGGCGAAGCCTCGGCCGCCGACCGCGAAGAACTGGCAAAGCTACGCGCCGAGCAGACGGCCTACAAGCGTGAACTGCGCGAGGTCGAAAAGGAGGTGCAGAACAATATTAAGGCGGCCCGCGAAGCGGAGGGATCAAACCGGAAACTGCGTGCCGAACTGTCGAACCTTACAAAACAGTACGATTCGATGAGCGCAGCCATGCAGAAAAGCGCGGAGGGCCAAGCGCTTAAAAAGCAGATCAACGAAATAACCGACGGAAGAGGGCACGCAAAGATTCTACCGGAATGTAGGCAACTATCCCGACCTCAAACCGCTCGAAACGCAGTTGGGCGTAATTCGTCAGCAACTCGCGCAGATGAAATACGAGGGCAAAGAAACGACGCAGGAGTATCAAGACCTGCTGGGCGTTGCCGCAAACATGAAAGATGCCCTTGCCGACGTCGAAGCGGGCATCAATGCCGGGGCATCCGACACGGCACAACTCGACGTGCTCATAAAGGGGACGCAGAATCTTTTGCAGCTATGGGCGCAATGGTCTATACTTTCAAAGCAGTTAGGGGTCGAAAATAAAGACCTCGACAAGGCCATCGGCATTATAACGCAGACACTCGGCGCGCTCGTGGCTATTCAGTCCGTACAGAATATGTTGCAGAAACAGTCTATCGTCATGCAAAAGGCACAGGCGATTGCGACATGGGCGCAGACGAAAGCGGAAACCGCCCGGACATCGGCGATGGCCGCCGGAACGGTTGCCACAAACGCCGGAACCGCCGCTGTTTGGAAATTCACGGCGGCACTCTTCGCAAACCCAATCGGGGTGATCGTCGCGGCAATTATCGCGGCAATCGCGGCCGTTTACGCCCTCGTTAAGGCGTTCAGTTGGTTCAATTCATCGACCGAAAAAGCGAAAGAGAATCTGAAAAAACAGGGCGAAGAACTCGACAAACTCAATAAGAAATACGACGAGCACATCGAGAAGATGAAAGCCCTCGGCAAAACCGACGAGGAAATAACGCTGACGCGCCTTGCCCTACTGAAAGACCTTGCTAACAAGCGCGCCGAACATTTCAAAGCGGCGCAGCGGCTCTACAAAAAGGACAGCGAGGAATACAAGGCATCACAAGATGCCAAGAAAAAAGCGGCCGAGGACTACCAGTCAGCGCTGAATGACACAGCGAACCACCTGCGCAGCCTCGCGTCCGCCTATAACGACGCCGCGTTAAAAAAGAAGCTGGGCGCGGTTAAATACGCGACGCAACAAGCCAACGAGGAATTCAAGAATCAGCGCCAACTACTCGTCGAACTGGTGTATGCAGGTAAGGTAGCCAGCAGCGAGGCGAAAGATATTCTTGCAAGCCTCGAAGCTGCGCGCGACAAGGCGATAAAGGAAGCCTACAAAGAAGCCGCAGAAAAGCAGAAACAGGCCCTTGCAACCGAACTTGCCGCCGTGCGCGCAGCGACCGACGCTAAAGTCGCCTTGATGAAAGAGGGTATCAGCAAGCAGTTGACGCAGGAAGAGGTCGCATACCGCCGTCGCGTCGCCGATCTGAAAAAACGCCTCGAAACCGAAAAGGGGTTGACAAAAAAGGCGAAAGCGGCGATCCAGCAGCAAATCGAACTGGCCGAACAGCAACACACGTTAAACGTCGAGAAGATCAACCGCGCGGGCCTTGACAAGAAAATCCAGCAAGAGCAGCAGAACATCTCCCTGCGGCTTGCTGCCGTCAAGCAGGGAACCGACGCTGAATATACGCTGAAAGTCGAACAGCTACGGAAACAACAGGAAGCCGAACTTGCCAACGTCGAACTGACCGAGCAGCGAAAGGTTCTCATTCGGGAGAAATACAACAAGCAACTGGATGACCTTTCGAACCAATGGATAAATGCCAATCTGCAAAAACAGAACGACGCCCTGCGGCTCGAATGGGAAAATCGAATCAACGCCGCCGCTGTACAAGGCCAAAACACCCTGCAATTACAGTTGCAGATGCGACAGGCGGAACTCGATGCCTTGCAACAGATGGAGGGCGAAAGCGACGCCGCATTCAAGGCCCGACAACTCGGCGCGCAGCAGGCATACGTTGATGCAAAACGGGCTATCAACGACTACGAGGTGCAGGTCGAACAAGCGAAGCTGGAAGCCCTCGCAGCAGTCACGAACGGCCTATCGGGTTTGCTCGAAGAGTTGGGCGAAGATAATAAGACTTTCGCCGTTTTGAGCAAGACGCTTGCATTGGCCGAGATCGCCATCAACACCGGAAAGGCTATTGCCGCGGGTACGGCGCAGGCTCAAAGCGTCCCATTTCCCGGCAACCTTATCGCAATCGCTACGACTGTTGCAACGATCATGGCGAATATTACGTCGGCGATCAAGACCGTCAAATCGGCAAAATTCTCGACGGGCGGTTATGTGTCCGGGCCGGGAACGGCAACAAGCGACAGTGTACCCGCCATGCTGTCGGACGGCGAATCGGTAAACGCAGCCTTGCCGACGTCTATGTTTGCCCCGATCTACTCGGCGCTAAACCAGCTCGGAGGCGGTGCGCCGATAGTCGCCACGCAGTCGAGCAATCAGATAGCAGGCGAAGATATGCTTGCCCGTGCATTTGCAAAGGGAGTTTCGCAACTCGACATGCGCGTCGGAGTGGATGAAATAACCCGCGTATCCGACCGGGTGAAAGCTGTCGAATCATTAGGCGACTTGTAGCTATGAAAGTGCACGAAATTTTACAACAGAACGCCGATCTGCTCCGGGCGCTTGCTCGCGCAGGCGCCGCCACCGAGGATGTCCACTACATCCCCCTATGGAGCGACTACGAACGACTGCGCCGCGACGGGTTCAAAGTGGCGTATATCGTCGCCTACTTGTGTGATACCTACGAGGTCAGCGAACGCACCGTCTATCGTATCATCAGGCGGTTCGGCCGCGACGTCAATACGAGCCGCTGACACGTCGTGTCAGTTGATTGTGCCTAAAAGCGTGTATTTATTACACGCTTTTTATTTAGCTTTGTTTCGTAAAATCAAATCTATGGCAACTCTCAAACTCTACAATCCGATTCTTTCCGAAGCGACAAAAGAATGCTACTGGTTCTGCGACGAGGCCGGAACGAGTTTCAAGGACGTGGACGAATTCATCAACGGCATCCCGGCGGGCGACGATATTATCGACCTACTGCTACACTGCAACGGCGGCGAGGTAAACGAGGGCTGGGCCATCGTCGACAAGCTGCGGAGCACAGGCAAGAAGATAACCGCAACCATCGAGGGGAACTGCGCGTCGATGGCTACCGTCGTTTTGCTGGCCGCCTCCGAACGCCGAGCATACCCGCACGCCTCGCTGCTCATCCATAAGCCCTACTATCCCGAATACACGCTGGCCGATGCGTACCGCGCCGATGATCTCGAATCGCTGGCCGCCTCGTTACGGGACGACGAGCAGAAGATACTCGATTTCTACGTCGAGCGAACCGGAGCGGATCGCACGGAACTCGAAGCGCTCATGAACGAAGACAAGTTTATCGGCATGGAGCGGGCAAAGGAACTCGGATTCATTCAGACGATCATCCCCGCAGCGTCAGCATCGGCAGGCGGCCCGAACAGCACGAAAGCGGCTGCATGGAAGCAGCAAAATTCAATAACCAACAATCAAAATTCTATGGCAACAAAACCCACGAAAAGCGAAGACAAAAGCGTGCTTCGCAAGGCCCTCGCAGCGCTGGCCGTTGCGCTGGGGCTGGACGCCCCGCAGCCCGTCAATTACGAGCTGAACACCGAATCGGGCGACACGATCACAATCGACAAGCCGGACGGCGAAGACCCAGCCGTCGGCGACAGTGCATCCCCGGACGGAGAGCACAAGATGCCCGACGGTAAAACCATCGTCATTGAAGATGGCAAAATCACAGAAATCCGCGAGGCTGACGACGAGGGCGAGGATGGCGACGGCGGAAACGGAGCCGGGGGCGACAACGGGGATTCCGAAGCGCTGGCCGCAGCGAACACCCGCATCGCCGAACTCGAAGCCGAACTTGCGGATGCCCGCAAGAACGCCAAGACGACCGACGAGAAACGCATCTTGAATCTCGTCGCCATTGCGGGCGGCGAAGCGTGGCTTGTTAAGGCCAAGTCCGACTACAAGCCCGCCGCACGTCAAACCGCGACCACGACCACAGGAGGAGGCAAGGCGAACGCCGCGAAATCGCAGTCGCGCGTTCAGCAGCGCATCGCCGAACTCGAAGCAGCACATCAGAAAACGGAGTAAATCACAAACAACACCAATCAATTATGGCAAGTACAGGACTTAACTTTGCGAATCTGACCCCCGACAACGGGGCCGTCAAAGACCTCAAACGTCTGATCTTCCTTGCGATCACCGACCCCGAATCGCTCGGAAAGATTTTCAATTTCCTGCCGAAACAGAAGCATGGCGAAAAAGTCGGTTTCATCGGCGAATTCGGCATGGTCGGCAAAGCCTCACAGGGCTGCAACCCGACGTTCGGAACCAGCGTCCTTGCGACGAGCGAAAAAGAGTGGGACATCCGCGAGTGGGAGGTCGCCGAAAAAATCTGCTACAAGGATTTGGAGGGTACAGTCGCACAGGTCGCCATGCGCACCAAGACGAACATCGCCGACCTCACAGGCACGGAATATACCGACTATATCCTCGCGCCCCGGCTCGAACTCGCCATCCGCAAGATGTTGATGCGTTACGCATGGTTCGGCGACAAGGCGGCCAATACGGTCACGAATGGCGACAAACTGCTCGATTCCATCGACCCTGCGTATTTCACCCTCATTGACGGTTTCTGGAAGCGCTTGTTTACGCTGGCCGTCGCAACGCCCGACCGTCGCACCACATGCGCAGCCAACGCCGCCACAACGTTCGCCGAGCAGAAAGCCGCCATGCGTCAGAACTATGCCGCCGTCGATTTCCTCGACGCGCTTATTTCCGACGCCTCAACGGTTCTTCGGCAGGCCAACGGCCAGCTCATATACATCACGCAGGCGCTGAAAGACGCGCTGGACGCCGACCTCAAACGGAACAACAAAGGTTCGGAGTTGCAGTGGACGGCGCTGTTCGACGGCATCACGGAAACGAACTACAACGGCGTGCAGATGCTCGCTATCCCGTTCCTCGACGAGATCATCAAAGGCTGCGAAACCGTCAGCGGAGGCAAAGCGTGGAACAAGCCTTATCGCGCGCTTTACACGATCAAAGACAACCTGCTCGTCGGCATGGAGAGCGAAAGCGAGGTCGCCGACATTCAGGTATGGTTCAACAAGGACGAGCAGATGAACAAGATTCTGTCGAAGGACAAGATCGGAACGCTAATCGCCGACGACAACCTCGTACAGGCAGGCTTCTAACCCTCAAAACTCGATTACACTATGAATTGCGATAGCTTCATCAAGGCGAAAATCGAAAAGAACTGCGCAGAACCGATTACACGGGGCGTCGAGCGTACCGCATGGATCGGAAACCGGGCGCAACTCGACATCGCCAATCTCGAATTCGTCGAGGGTTCGACGAATCAAGTACTGAACCTGCCGCTTATCAAAGGCGCGCAGTTGTACCCGATCATTCAGTACGGCACGAAACCGTTCGAGGGGCTGAAAACCGATCTTGACGGCAGCGGCAAGCTGGGCGGCACGGCTTCGACCGAATTTCCGTTCATCGTGCCCGACAACAGCCCGGCGGTCTGTGAGAATATCATCGACCCGCTGCTCGATGGAGAGTTTTTCGTCATTTGGCAGAACCGGCACAAAAACCTGCGAGCCACGAACGAGGCGGAACGCGGGGCGTCGGCATTCCAAATCGCCGGACTTTTCAACGGCCTCACGCTGTCGGCCGGGTCGTGCGAGAAATACAGCGACGACACCCTGTCGGGCTGGGCTATTACGCTCAAAGAGGAGAAAGCGCCCCGTTCGGCGATGTTCCTCAACGCGGGTTCGCTCGCGGCCACCGAGGCGCTCATCAAAACGATGCTTACCCCCTCGGCGACGGAGTAATGCACTATGACCATCGACGAGGCAAAAATCCTGTTATCGGACTTGAATAGGGGCTACAACACCCCCTATTCGAGCGCCGAACAGACTACTATCGAAAGACTTTATTACGAGGTCTTGGGAAAGCGATTGAACGGTTGCCGATGTCCCGACAAGTGGCACGACGCCGTGCTCGAAATCAACTCGTACATCAAAAAACACGGAAAAATGAAAGAGAAATCGAATTACATACTGCGTGCAGGGGTTATTCTGCAAATTGCAGGGTCTTCGGAAATTTACACGAACGACAATCTGACCGACGAGGTGGCCGCGGCGTTCCTCAAAGAGCACCCGAACGCCACCGGACGCTTCGAGGTTATCCCTACGGCGAAAAAGGATGCCGAAGCGCCGAAAACTGGCGGGGAATCGTCGGAACTCGAAGCTGCGCACAACCGTATCGCCATCCTCGAATCCGAGAAAGCGGAACTTGAAAGCCGTTGCACGGCATTGCAGGCCCGCATCGACGCCGCGGCGGCCACCGAAACGACAGCCACAGACGACAAGAAGCCCGGCAGCGATTCCGCCGGAGCCGAAAGCGCTGACGAAGCCGACGAACAGCCCGCCGGGAACGACGGAAATACTGCCGATAACGCTATCCGGGAGGCTATCGCCGCCGAACTCGTGGCCGGAAAATCGAAAACGGCCATCAAGCAGGAGTTGGCAGGCAAGGAGATCGGCGGCGTGAAGCTCACGCACCGCCTTATTTCCGACTACATCGAGAAGATCACCGCAGAGGAGTAACCACCCATGAACGTAAAGCACACAAAGAAGCCCGAAACGCGTGTAGACGTTAAATATTTGTCGTCGTTGGGTATCAAAACCTACGGCGACAATAACCTATACCCGCAAACGGTGCGCGATATTGTCGATTCGTCGCCCACAGGTCGCACCTGTGTCGAGCGACGTTCGACATATATCGAGGGAAACGGCCTTGCGTCGCAAGCACTGGCCGAAACCGTGTGCGACACGCGAGGGAATACGGTAGACGACGTACATCACTTGTGCGCCGACGATGTAGCCTACCAAGACGGCCTTGCCCTGCACGTCAATTACAATATTCTCGGACAGATCGTATCAATGGCGCATGTCCCATTCGAGAATTGCCGCCTTGAGGAGGAAGACGACGACGGTATTATCAGCCACATAGTCGTACATCCCGATTGGCGGGGTAAAAAGACGCGCGGCGGCAAGGCCGTAAAGGTAACCATCGAAACAATCGAGGTGTTCCCGGTCTTCAATCCGTCGCCCGATGTCGTGCAGTTGCAGATACAAGCCGCAGGCGGTATCGAATTCTACAAAGGGCAAATTCTCTACATTTCGCGCGCCGGACGTAACGCCTACCCCCTGCCGTTGGTCGACGTCGTATTAACCGACATGTCGACGGACGAGGGGCTTTCGAACGTTAACAACCGAAACGTCCGAAATAATTTCCTCACGGCGGGTATGCTCATCACGAAGCGCGGACAAGGCAGTAGCACAGTCGACGACGACAAAAACGGCGCATCGTCCGATGACGGATTCACGGAGGAATTCGAGAAACTGCAAGGCGATACAAATTCGCTCAAAATCATGCAGGTTGAGATCGAAACCGACGAGGATAAACCCGAATTCGTACCATTCAAGACGAATAACTACGACAAAGAATTTACAGCTACAACGAAAGCTGTAACCGACAACATCTATGCGGCGCTCAACCAAGAAACATTCGGAAGATTGCGCAGCGGCAGTATCGGGTTCACGGGCGATCTTGCGAACGACGTGAAGCGCGAATACTGCGAGCAGGTAGCGAAGCAGCAACGGATGTTGTCGCGTGCGTATCGGGCTATTTTCAGCCATTGGGAACCGAACACGATTCCGTACACCGGAGCGGGCGACGCCACCATCGAACCACTCGTAAAATCTATTGCAAACGATGCGACATCTGATTGAACCGCACGACGTCGATAAATACGCCCGCCCCTGCGATATGGACGACGAGATTATCGCCCGCGCTATCGAAGAGGCCGAATTGCTCGACGTCAAACCGAAGCTGGGCGACGAACTGTTCATGCGGCTGCTTACGCATGTACAATTCGCCGTACTCCTTAACGGCGGCGAATATACCGACGAATGCGGGAACCAGCGGCATTTCGTCGGTTTGCGTCGAACGCTGGCGTACTATGTTTGGGCGCGCCTCGTCAAAACGGGCGTAAACCATTTGACACGCTTCGGCTTCGTGCAGAAGCGCGACGAGTATTCACAGGCGACCGAATACCGCGAGCGGCAAACGGCGTACAACGATGCTTTCGCTATCGCTGACGGTTATATGAAAGAGTGCCTTGCCTACATCCAAGCAAAGCCGGAAATCTTCGCTGATTATACGCTGAAAGGGAAAGTCAGGGCCAATCGAACGAAATTCAAAATTTTAGGCAATTAACTATGTATGACATCAAATTAGGGCAGGGATGCGGCATCAAGGCTACGATGTTGACCCCGGCAGGCGGCATCTGCGATCTGCGCCGGGCGCGCTATATCGCAGCGTCGCTTGTGTTGCCGTCCGGTGCAACCATGAACTGTGAGGACATCGCGTTTAACGAGGTTACGAACGGCGTCTATGTCCGCTTGCTCGGAACCCGCGAACTGACTACCACGGGACAATATGGTATCGTCTTCAATGTCAAACTGGAAGACAAGACGATGTATTCAACGCCCGTTGTGCGGTTTGCAGAGGTCAAAGAAGACGCCCCGACGGGCTATCACGAACTGACGCTATCGCTGTCGCTTACCGTCGTCAATTTCCCGGACAATGTTTCCTATACGGGAGCGTCGCCAAAGATCGGCGACAAAAATACATGGCTGGTCTACGACGATAACCTCAATGCGTATGTCGATACGGGTATTGAGGTCGGATATGCAAACCTGCTGTCCCGCTACGACGGTAAGTTTGCCGAAATCGTCGTACCCTGCACCGAGGCAACCAAAGCAGCGGCGGCCGCTACGGTCGCAGCA